AGGTTTTAGAAAAAATATAATTATTTAAATCTCTTTTTTAAAATAGTGGTCTTTGGTATTACGACGCTAGGTTTTTCTATTATTGGCTCGGGAGGAGAAGGTCGGGACATTTTAGGTTCTGATATAACTTTTACATTTTCAGGCTTATTAATAATAGTATCAGATTTTTTTTTAATAGAATCCGATAATAATAATTTTAATTCTTTTAATTCGTTTTTCATTTCTATTAAATCCTGTTTTTCTTTTGTTGATTTAATTTCGTTTTTTAATTCTAAGATCTGCATTTTCAAATTTTCTTTTTCCTCGTTATTATTGTTATTTTGTGCTGGTGCTGGTGCTGGTGCTTGGGGGTCGGGTTTGTTTTCTTTTGGTGGTTGTTTCCCTTCTCTTTCTAATTTCTTTCGTTCTCTTCCCGCTTTTAATCTATCTATTAATATTTTCTTATCGTCGTCGTTCATAGGTTTTTTTCCTTTCTTTTTTGGTTTGACTTCTTCTATAATAGGAGTTGAAGCTTCATCAGGGACATCAAATAAATCACTTTGTTTTTTCGGCATTATATAATATTAAAAGATAAAAAAAATAAAGAATAAAAATTAATTATTTAATCAAAATCTATAATAACTGGGTCTGTTTCTAAAAAATTTATATGTTTAAGACTTCTAAAATGTCTTGTTCTATGTTTAGATGTAAAAGAACCACCACACGGACAATTAAATTTTTGAGTAAGTCTTTCCTTATTATCTATATAAAATTGTCTTTTTTTTAAACAAATATCAGCTTTATTTATTGCGTAATAATCCCTATACTTTTGTTTAATGGATTCACAATTGTCTAAATAATATTCTTTATTGGTTCTTAATGGTATTACTTTATTTACACATTCCGAAAATCCTGATAAATGATTTTCTATATAGTATCTTTCAATTGTTTCTAATTCAATTTTATTTTCACAATTAACTAATTCTAATAATTCAATATAGGGAATAGAAGTTGTCTGAAATAATCTTTTTGAAGTATTTTTTCTAAGAGGATCTGAAGAATCTTTTTTATGTTGATAAAACCGTTTATTTAATGTTTGGGTAGTAGAGCCATAATATACCATGTTTAATTCAGAATTAACAATTCTATAAACTTTTCCGTCGCTGTATTTATTCATATATAATTAGTAAATATTTTAATTTTCGTTTTTATCCGTAAGAAGAACCAATTTAATTAATTATCACAATTACAACCTTTCCCTTTTACTTTTCCACATTCTCCTATAGGTTCAAAATTCATATTTAAATACCTAGATTCTTTCGGATTAGAATAATTAACAACCATAAAAGAATATGGTTCAGATGTTGCAGTTCTAAACATTTTTTTAAATTGTTTCTTTCCACCTTCTAAAGTATTATGGTCTTCGGAGATTAAATCTAATTGTTTATCAGAACAACTCCACAGAACAATACCCGTAGCGTTTTCTCTCTGAGCTGTATGAGCCTGAGAATATTTTTGAAGACACGCTATTAAAGATAAATTAATATGTCTTCCGTTTTGAAACACTTTATTTAAAATACCATTATTTTTTTTTTTCATAGATCCGTCAAAACTACAGTCGTCTAGGATGACTAAAACATGTTTTGGTGTTTCGCCATTATCCATAGCTTCATTATAATCCTCTTCTGTTAAATCAAATATAGCCTCTAACATTTCTTCGTCGTATCCGTCGTGTAAATTCTCCTCAGGTATATCATGTATATTGATTATATTTTTAACCTTCGTATCCGATTTTAATGAACCCGAAAAAATATAGATTTCATCAAAATCATCTCTATATAGTCTTTTATCTTCTTGACCTAAAATATTTAATAAAAAACTTGATTTTCCTGAAAATTGAGATTTACCAACACATAGAACCCGCATAGGTAAATCAAAGATATTTTCTTTTTGTTTATAATGTTTCTCTTTCTTATCCTTACACTTTAAAATCTGAATAGGTTTCATTTATATTAAGTAAGATTATTTTTTTATTTTTTTTTATGAAAAGGAATTTTGATTTTATCAATAATATAAAATAAAAAGAGAAAATAATATATATTATATATATATTATGATCTCTAAAAAAGATTTGTTGAAGTTAGTTTCTAAATTAAATAAACAGGATAAAATAGTAGGGGCATATAAAATGAAAAAAGAAGATTTAATTAAAAAAGTTGAAGAATTAAAATACGATATAGAACACGAAAAAAAAGAATTAAGACCGAGAGTTGAAATGAAAAGAAGAAAGGTTATTAAATTATAATTTCTTCCATTCTTCTAAAATTTTATTTTGGTTTTGATTTTAGTTGTTCTTCTGGTACTATTTCATAAAATCGTTTATCCGCTTTTTTTATATCATCACTATTAAAACTTAGTTCATTATCGTTATGTAGATCCTTAAATTCTGTTATAAATTTTTCATATTTTTTATTTACAGCGTTTTTATATTTTATAGCGGTCATTTTATCTAATTTTGGTTTATTTTTTGTATAAGATTTTTTTAAATATTTATATAAGTCTTTTAAATCCTCGTCTAATTGTTCTTTATTGGATTTTTTAGGTGCTGGTGCTTTTGCTTTTTCTTGTTCTTCTCTTTGTTTATTTAATTTTCCTATTTTAATATAATTGCTTAATGTTTTAACAGATATATTTTCCATTTTTATTAAGTTTCTAAGTTTGATATTAGATCCATAACCGCTCTCAAAGTATTTGCTCTCTTCATTTTTTTTTAATTTATTTTTTTTAAAAAAATCCATTAAATCATCTTCATATTGGTCGTTTGCGTCATCTTCTTTTTCCAAGTATTCATTACTATCATCTATTAATTTTCCGTTTAATACTTCTGTTTCATATTTTATTCTTCTACCGAAATTATTATTTACGATTTTTTCTAATTCTTTTTTAATATTATTATTTGGTTTTTCAACTGCTTTCTTTTGACTAGTTAAACTTCCTTCTTTTACTGAAATTGTAACTCCGTTGGAATTTTCAACTACTTTTAAATTTTTATGGTTTCTAATAAAATTAATAAGTTCTTGTTTTTTCATTTTAGAATATCCAGTAAGTTTTACTTTATTATTAAATTTACTGACCATTTTTCTAATCTCCAAAGATGTAAAATTTTCTAATTTTATCATAGTTAGATTATTAATAGAAAAATAATAATAATAATATTTAAATAATATATATAAATCTACCATAAAATTCGTATGGCGTGAAAATTAGGGGATGTAGGGTCTTTCCATGTTAATTTACCTTCTTTATTTTTTATACCCTTAGACCTCGCTAGGTAGTTTTCCCTTCGTTTTTTATCTCCGTGATCTAGTTTCTTCCAATAACCGCTCCTATCTTTATAATGTTGATATTTTGGATTTCCGAAATGAATAGTTTTCCCTCTAAATTTAGTCATAAGTTTTTTATCTTTCCTAGTTGATTTTTCATAAAAAAATCCGTCAATTAACACCATTTATAATTATATAAGATATTAAATAAATGTTTCTCTTTCTTTTAATTCTCTCTTTTGTAAAATCATCATAATTGTTTCAATATCTTTATTTTTCAATTTGTAATCAGTTAACTTTCTATTTAAATGCGTATTATCAAATTCCTTATTATTATAGGAACAACTACTAGAACAATTAGAATTACAGATAATCAACTTTAGTATTTTTTTTAATACCATGTTATTATATTCTATTATTTTTTTTTATTTCTTGTTGTCGGTCTTTCATAATCTACATTATCATCTCCCGCTATATAATTTTCCTTTTTATTTTTCACATTTTCTAAGGATTGTTGTTCTATAGTTTTAATAATTTCTTTCATACAATTTTCCTTATTAATTTCTATTTGTTTATCGTCTAATTTTTCTTCTTTCTTATCATCCTTTTTATTATCTTTATGTTGTTGAACTACTAAAACTTTGTCTAATATTTCTAATATTTTTGATTTAGAATAGATTTCCATATAGTATCTAATCTTATCGCACGATTTACATATTTTAGTAGTGAAAATCCATTCATCTCTACATAGGGGACAGGTTAGAATCATTATACTATTTTAATATATTTTAATTTTACTTAATTTATTGAATTTGAAAAAATGTGGCTAGTTTTACGAAAAAAGACAAACATTCCAAAATTATGTTTTTCAAGTTTTAAGATTTTGGAAAGTTTATGATTTTTCGTAAAACTAGCCACACTTTTTAAAAATAGAATTATCTAAATAAATATTGAGATTTCTTTAAAAGATACGATTTCTTTTTAATAAGTGAATCCAATTTAATTCTAGCTTCTATTATCTCTAATTCAATCTTTTCTATTTCTTTTTGAATTCTAACCATTTCTTTATAGGTAGAATTCATATTATCATTTAAGAAGAAAAAAGAAAAATAAAATCTATTATTATTTATAATGACTGAAAAGGAACAAAATGACGGAGAATTATACGATATGTCTAAACATTTTAAAGAAGAACACGACAAACTAACAAAGGATTTAAAACATAAAAAAAAACAAATTGAAGAATATAAAAAAATAATAATGTTAAATTATTCATTAATAAGATTATTAGACGAATTTTTTTCAGAATGCGAATTAGATAAAGTTTTTCATCTACAACATTTAATAGATATATTAAGAGGAAAGAATAGCGAATTTATAGATATGTTTATTT